CTTGGGTAATGGATATTTGAGTATGGGTAACCGAGACATCAATCTTATCGCCCCACTGTTTAGGACGCAGCTTACTAGCAGTCCACTTACGGGCATCGATGCGAAGGCGTTGACGGTTCACCCAGGCGTTGATCAATGCTGGGTCAAGGTCTGGTGGTGGCATCTCATCGGATAAGTCGACAAGCTCATCTGCTAGGTAATCGCCACGCTCTTCAATGGCCGAGCGATACCTTTTCTGTAGCTCAGGATTATTGCGTAACTGATACATAGCAGTGGCATAGGACATCTTGGCTTCTTTGGTGGCACTCATTAGGCTTTTGCCCTCTGTGATGCGCTCTAGCATGCTTGGCCACACTTCCCGAATAGTGTATTCAATGTTATGACTACCTAGGCGCCTAAGCTTACCCTCATAACTGTGTTGATCCTGCGCTGTTTTTGCCCTTTGCATAACATTACCCCAAAGTAATTGATATTTTAATTCAAGACGTTATGGGCAATTTTAATAGAAATACACGTTATTAGTACAGGTCAATAAAAAAAGCCCCTAGAGGGGCTTTAAATCGATTCTAGGGGTATGTTTTTATAGGTCGAAGGTAAGTATTAAAAGAAGCACTACAGCTCCAATAATTAGTGAATAAGTCATAACGGTAATAGTCCCTTAAATAGGGGATGCACGTTATCCCATTGTGCGCCTATGTCGCGTGGGTAAAAAGGTCGTAAGGTGCGTGATTCTGACATACTGCGCACGTAAACATAGCCTGATTTAACGTCGCATGAGTCAACAGTGTAGGCGCGATTTTTAACGTGCACAACGTCGCCATGCTGTACCGGCTGGCCGTTGGTGTATTTAATCTGCATAGTATTCCCCATCATCCTCGAGCTCAATTAGCTCAATTTCCTTAAAAGTAAAATCCGATAACTGTGCGTCATCGAATTGTTTAATGGCCGAATTTTCGTCGGTGGCGATAACTTCAATAGTTACTCTGGCCAAGCCAGTTAGTTTGTAAACGTGTGGTTTGTTCATAATTGCCCCATCAAAAGCTTTTTAAGATAATTTACCGGCTTGCCGGTGATGACCGATAACTCGGCCAAGGTTATGTTAGTGCTGTCGAATAAATCGATAATTTGTTGGTTTGTCATCATGCGGCCCTCAAAATTCGGATAACTTTGTGCATGGAGACGCCATGCGCTGGATAAGCAATAACCTTTACTTTTTTGTCATAACACGCGCGACAACCCGAGCATTTGCCCTCGTGTGAATATGCTTCGCACAATGTCATTCCCTTTTTAACGTCTTCAGGCGTGGGGATAATTACACTGCCATGCAAACCCTTCACATAGGCGCCTGTAACACTGTCAGAGCTAAAGCGTACCGATACATTTGGCAAAGCCTGCATTTGCTCCAGCACGCGACGGAACTTGGGGAACTTGTGCATGCGCGTGGGTAACCAGTGTTTAACCCATGGCGTGCGAGTCATTACGTCGAGCATTTTCTCAGCCAGTCCGAGCGAATACATATCGCCACTGTCAAACCAGCGAAAATAGCGATCGTTTTGCAAAGCTTGCACCATATCATCGGCCCATTCGAGACGTTGCCAATCAATTTTATTGTGCTCCCTTGGGGCCTTGACGTTTTTAAAGCGATAATTGCCAGTGGTGGCATAACAACCCCTACACGCGTCGACCAATTCACCGGGTCCGGCCAATGAGCCCGGACATGTATCCAGGGCCTGTAATGACCAGGATCGGATCCCGTCGAGTTTGGAAGTAATGGAAATTTTGATCATGTTATTCACCTTTAATAATGCTGTAATCACGATAGGGAGTGTCTAATTGATATCCAACTACCGAAATATCGTCTTCGTAATACCAATCGGGATCAAGATCATATTGATGCATATGTCGCAGCAAACCGATCATTAACGAAGCTTTAGCATCTTCTTTTGTCTTGCCGTACGCTTCAAAAGAAAAATTGCGGGATTCATAATTAGCACGATAAATTTTCATAGCGACCTCACAATTTCAGCCAATACGATAATTAACCCGCAAAGCGATGCAATGGCGATTAGTGTTTTTTCTATCATGATATTTCCTCGGTTTGATTAAATCAGGGTGAGTAGTAATTAATTAGTCTTCGTAATCTGCGCCTGCATATGGGTCAAAGCCTGAGTCGTTGCCGTGACGTTGTGCCCATTCTCTGCGCTGGATCTCTTGCAAAGCAAAAGCATAGTCTTCTGCTTCTCTAGCCAGGCACTCTTTATAACCTTTTTCTTCTGATTTCCAATCAAATGGTTCGTAGATCATATTTAACTCCTTGTTGTTTGTTTGTGCTGCACGATCAGTGTACCAACAAAAAAGCACAATTGAGCACAATTTAATCATGATATTTATCTATCGATTTGCTGTTTTTAATAGCAATACTATTAATAAAGCATAATCAATAGGCAAACACTATTGCATCATGTTGCATTGCACAATGCCCGAACTGTGAATGTTGCATTGCACAATGCGCAATGTTGCATTGCAATATGTTGCGTTGCACAATGTTGCGCTGAAAAACAACTATTTTATACTTAATATTGTTGTGCGTCGCAACATAACGCTGCGGCCGAGCGCCAGGCGCACGCACAAGAAAGGCTAAAAAAATCTTGAAGGGGGGGGGGTAGGGCCCTGGCCTACCGGTCATAGTCTACGCAGGATCCACAAACAATTTTTTTTTTTTTTATTATTTTTTTAACTTACAATCCACTCATGCAAAACACCGTCTACAGTCCCCAAGAAGAAATGACTCTTATGAGTCGCCTTTGGTCTGCATCGATTAAGGATGACCCGTTGGCTTTCGTTTTGTTTGTCTTTCCGTGGGGCGTCAAGGGTACGCCCTTGGAGCACTTCAAAGGGCCGCGCAAGTGGCAACGGAAAGTGCTCCAGCAGATCGGCGCGCACATTAAGAACAACCAGGGTAAAGTAGACTTCGACACGCTACGCCAAGCGGTGAGTTCAGGGCGGGGGATTGGTAAGTCGGCACTTGTGAGTTGGATTACGATCTGGATGCTGTCCACACGGATTGGGTCTACGACCATCATATCGGCGAACAGCGAATCACAGCTACGCTCAGTCACATGGGCGGAGATTACTAAGTGGTTGGCGATGGCGATTAACAGCCATTGGTTTGAAGTGTCCGCCACCCGACTCATGCCGGCTAAGTGGTTGACTGAGTTGGTCGAGCGGGACTTAAAGAAAGGCACGCGTTATTGGTCGGTGGAAGGCCGGCTGTGGTCAAGCGAGAATCCAGACGCGTACGCCGGTGTGCACAACTACGACGGTGTGATGGTGATCTTTGACGAAGCGTCAGGTATTGATGACGCCATCTGGGCGGTGACCTCTGGATTCTTTACAGAAAACACGCCGCATCGCTTTTGGTTGGCGTTTTCTAACCCTCGGCGCAACTCTGGCTACTTCTACGAGTGCTTTCACGCCAAGCGTGAGTTCTGGCGCACGCAGGTCGTGGACGCCCGCACGGTCGAGGGCACCGACAAGGCGGTCTATCAGCAGATTATTGACGAATACGGGCCGGACTCAAGTCAGGCGCACGTAGAGGTCTATGGCGAGTTCCCGAATGCAAGCGATGATCAGTTCATCTCGGCGCAAACGGTGGACGACGCCATGAAGCGCCCCCGCTATAAGGACCAGTCAGCACCGATTGTGTTGGGTGTAGACCCCGCACGGTTCGGGGCGGACGCAACCGTCATTGCGGTCAGGCAAGGGCGCGACATTATTGACATCAAACGCTACCGCGGCGACGATACGATGACCGTTGTCGGTCATATTATCGAGGCGATTGAGGAATACAGCCCTGCGATGGTCGTGATTGACGAGGGCGGCGTGGGTGGTGGGGTCGTGGACCGGCTAAAAGAGCAGCGATACAAGATACGGGGTGTGAATTTTGGCAATAAATCCAAAAATCCGCTCATGTACGGCAACAAACGGGCTGAAATGTGGGGCTCAATGCGTGAATGGCTGAAAAATGCCTCTATACCCTCCGATCGTATGCTAAAAAGCGACCTAATCTCGCCCATGATGAAGCCAGACTCCAAGGGTACGATCTTCTTAGAGAGCAAAAAGGATATGCGGGCTCGTGGCTTGGCCTCACCGGATGCCGCAGACGCAATATGTGTCACGTTTGCGTACCCAATGGCGCATCGTGAGACTGTTGACAAGACACCACGCAGAGCGTATTCTGCGGGTGGGGTATTAACTTCATGGATGTCATCGTGATACGACCATTAAACGATAATATAGTTGTGCGCCCAGACCCCTACGTTCAGACTGGACGGTTTATACTGCCCGAAGAAGACATGCGAACAGGCACTGTCGTGGCGGTGGGACCAGGCAAGAAAGGGTCGAACCGACCGCTTATGGTGTCGGTAGGCGATCACGTAATGTATAGCGGCACGATTGATCAGACTTATGATGATTGTCTTGTAATGAAAGACAAAGATATTATCGGGCTTGTATGAAAAAAGATGACCTTCTCTCGACCGCGCGCCATCGGCTAAAGATGGCCATTGCGGCCTTTTCTGAGAGCCGTGAAGACGAATTGGACGACCTGCGGTTCTTTGCCGCAAGTCCGGACAACCAGTACCAATGGCCCGCCGATGTGTTGGCCACCCGCGGCTCGGTGCAAGGTCAAACCATCAACGCACGCCCCTGCCTGACAATCAACAAGCTTCCACAGCACGTGCGTGAGATTACAAACGATCAGCGGCAGAACCGCCCAAGCGGCAAGGTCATTCCTGTGGATGACAAGGCCGACCTAGAAGTTGCTGAGATTTTCAACGGTATGGTTCGCCATATCGAATATCTGTCAGACGCCGATGTGGCGTACGACACCGCCTGCGAAAACCAAGTTGCTTATGGTGAGGGTTACATTCGCTTACTAACGGAGTATTGCGATGATGACAGCTTTAACCAAGATATTAAGATCGGCCGCATCCGCAATTCGTTCTCTGTTTACATGGACCCAACCATCCAAGACCCCTGCGGTGCGGACGCAAACTGGTGCTTCATCTGCGAAGACATTACCAAAGAGGAGTACGAGCGCCAGTTCCCCAACGCGCAACCGCACTCGTCCCTCCAGCAGCAAGGCGTCGGTGACCAATCCCTCTCCGCGTGGATCAACGAAGACACGGTCCGTATCGCGGAATACTTCTACATCAAGCACGAAAAAGCCACGCTAAACCTGTACTACGGCAACGTCTCAGTGTTTGCGGGCTCGGCAGAAGATGCCGAAATGGCGATGCGCGGCATGAAGCCGATTCGCTCCCGTATGGTGGACATTAAGAAGGTCAAATGGTGCAAAATCAACGGTTTTGAGGTGCTTGAAGAGCAGGATTGGGCAGGCTCTTGGATTCCCGTTGTGCGCGTCATTGGTAACGAATTTGAGATCGACGGGCGTTTATACCTGTCGGGCATCGTGCGTAACGCTAAAGATGCACAGCGGATGTACAACTATTGGGTCAGCCAAGAAGCAGAAATGCTTGCCTTGGCGCCAAAAGCACCGTTTATCGGGTACGGCGGCCAGTTTGAAGGCTACGAGCTGCAGTGGAAGACTGCTAACACGACCAATTGGCCGTATTTGGAGGTCAACCCAGACGTCACAGACGGCCAAGGCAACGCGCTGCCGTTGCCACAACGTGCGCTACCTCCAATGGCTCAAACGGGGCTCATACAGGCCAAAATGGGCGCCTCTGAGGACATCAAGGCGACCACAGGGCAGTATGACTCAAGCTTGGGTCAAATCTCTAACGAGCGATCGGGCAAAGCCATTCTTGCGCGCGAGCGTCAGACAGACCGTGGCACGTACCACTATGTGGACAACTATGCACGCGCTGTGCGCTACATCACCCGTCAGATCGTTGACTTGATACCTAAAATCTATGATACCGCGCGGATCGCGCGCATCATCGGTGAGGACGGCGAGGTCAGCACCGTTAAGATCAACCCTGAGCAACAAGAGCCGGTTAATAAGATTGTTGACCAAGCAGGGATCGTGATAGAGAAAATCTATAACCCAGGCGTTGGTAAGTATGACGTGATGGTAACGACTGGTCCGAGCTACATGACCAAGCGTCAGGAATCGCTTGAAGCTATGGCTCAACTGTTGCAGGGCAACCCACAACTGTGGGCGGTGGCCGGCGACCTGTTCATCAAGAACATGGACTGGCCTGGTGCGCAAGAGATGGCCAAGCGGTTTGCCAAGACCATTGATCCTAAGCTCATGGAAGACGGCGATAAGACGCCCGAGTTGCAGGCGGCCGAGCAGCAGATACAAGGCATGGCGCAGGAAATGGAGCAAATGCACTCCATGCTTCAGAACGTGTCTAAGTCGATGGAAGCGCAGGAGTTGGAGCGTAAAGAGTTTGAGGCCATGATTAAGGCTTACGACGCTGAAACCAAGCGTATCTCGACGGTTCAAGCGTCTATGTCGCCTGAGCAGATTCAAGACATTGTGATGGGCACGGTTCATTCGATGATTACGTCTGGCGATTTGATTGCTGAAATGCCACAGGACCGTGGTGGCATGGGCGAGGAGCAGATGATGCCGCCTCCCGAACAGCCCATGATGCCCCCAGAACAACCAATGATGCCACCTGAAGGGATGCCACCACAATGAAATGCGCAGAACTCATGGGAATGCTGTTTCTAGCTCGGGACGTGGCGCACAGTGTGCATTTGAACACCCGCAGCTATGCCAAGCACGTAGCCTTAAACACGTTCTATGACGAGATCATTGATCTTGCTGACGGGTTTGCTGAGGCGTATCAGGGGCGCCACGGGCTGATTGGTCCTATCGGTTTGCAGTCTGCTAAAAAGACCACAAACATTATTGAATTCTTGCAAGATCAACTTAAAGAAATTGAAAAGTGTCGTTACGAAGTGTGCGACAAGACCGACACGCCATTGCAGAATTTGATTGATGGCATTGTTGAGCTCTACCTTTCAACGCTTTATAAGCTTCGGTTTTTGTCATAAATGGCAACCATTAACGTAGCAACCTCGCAAAACCTCACAGCGGTTACTTACGCTCAGGGTGACATAATCAACGTGCAGGACGGCGTGACGCTCACCATTAACAGCCAGTGGTCAATCAAGCCGTACCTAATTCAAGCACTTGGCACAGGTCGCATCGAGGTTAGCAACACCAGCACTACAGTTCCGCATCTGCAAGAGTTTTACCTTCAGAACGGCTTAAACTCAGGCGGGTTTAGTACGACTCAGAACGGCGAATTGCAAGTGCTTGGCGATTGGATTACGGTAGGCACATCCACAGGCACGAACAACGAAACCTTGTTTTCTGCTAACAATATTGGTGGCGTAGCAATTGACTACCCAACTCACATTGAAGTTGAAACGGGTAGCGGCACAGACGAATGGGAAGTCTGGAACGCAGTCCCGCTAGATGTTGCTAGTGGCTTGGTCAATACGCAAGGTTTTAACGGTGCAAATATTACGGCTGGAACGGTAGCTGTAACGGCTGGCGGTGTTGTGACAGGTACAGGCACAAACTTTTTATCAACAATGCTTGGCACTCCTTTTAAACTTCCAAGCATCGCCCGTGACTTTATTATCAACGTCGTTACGTCTACAACACAAATTACTATCCAAGAATTGGATGGCTCAACCTATACAGGCGGCGTGATTGCTGCTGGTTCGTCTTACATCGTTCGCTCGGGTTCGCTAGTAAGCGCATCCATAGTCGGTAGTGGTGACCTTGGCAAGGTGCTGTTTTACAACCCCGTCACCACAGCGGTCACGCATGGCGATGGTGTTAACGGCACAAAAGTACCGACAGGCGCACGGTTGCGTGTACCTAACATCCACTTTAATGCTGCAATTCAACAGACCACGCTTGCGGCAGCAATCACATCCACAGCAGCGCAAGCCATTACACTAGCGGCAGCAATCGGCCCAACGTTAAACGATTCTAGCGCAACAGCGGTTGTTGGTACATT